CAAGATTTCCAAAAAGTGATGCAACAAGATATCTCACTAATATAAGAATCGTTCAGTATGATGACTTCGTTCGACAAATCTATGCAGTCGAACTGATTGATGCTTTTCCAATTGGTGTTGCACCACAGGCTTTAAGTTGGGCAGAAGAAGGCTTTCACCGTCTATCGGTTTCTTTTGCATATCAAAAATATCGTACAATATTTGAAGGTCAATATGATATTGGTCAAACTCTGACTTCACTTGGAGGCACAGCAGCTTCTAGAATTTTTTCATTCTAATTGAGAGGAAATTATGTTACCAAAACTTGATGTACCAATTTATACTATTAAATTGATTTCAACAGGACAAGATATTCGTATTCGTCCATTTCTTGTTAAAGAACAAAAACTATTTTTAATGGCAGCAGAATCAGAAGATGCCAAAGATGTTATCTCCACAATTCGCAGAGTTCTTAAAAACTGTGTGCTAGATGACATTGATATTGATTCTCTACCTACATTTGACCTTGAATATTTGTTCATGCATCTTCGTGCAAGGTCGGTAGAAGAAGTTGTTGATTTAAAATATAAGTGCAACAACATTCTGAAAAACGATAAAGGTGAAGATGCGACCTGTAACGGCTCTGTAGACTTTAAGTTGAATCTACTGGAAATTGAGCCAACGGTTCATGCAAATCATGAAAACAAATTTATGTTGAATGAGCGAATCGGTATTTGTTTAAAGTATCCAACTTTTGAGATGGTTCAAAAATATGAAAGCATGAATGAGAATGAAATTTTAGTGAATGTGCTAATTGACTGTATTGAGTATCTGTATGATGATGAACAAGTATATTATGCAAAAGATTCTAGTCATGAAGAGTTGGTAGAATTCGTTGACTCAATGTCACAAAAGGATTTGGAAAAGATTAAACTATTCTTTGACACAATGCCAGAATTGAAGAAAGACGTACACTTTAAATGCGGCAAATGCGGTTACGAAGAAGAAATTGAGATTAAGGGCTTACAAAATTTTTTCGCCTAATCTTTCGTTATGACACACTGAGTAATTATTATCAGACAAACTTTGCCTTAATTCAGCATCACAAGTATAGTTTGACTGAACTTGAACAAATGTTACCTTGGGAAAGAACCATTTATTTGGGTCTATTAATGCAGTATTTGGAAGAAGAAAAAGAACGTATCAACGCACAAAAACAGGCAAGACGATAAATGGCAAAAAAGAAAGAAGAAACCAAAAAAGGTCTTTTATCTTCTATTTTTGGTAGAAAAGAAAAGAAGAAAGAAACATCACCAACAAAAGAAGGTGTTGAGCAAAAAACAGAAGAACCAACCGTTGGTTCTAACGTACTTCCTTTTCTTGATTTAATTGCTAAACAATCTCTTGCCTTTCCAGGCATGGCAAGAGATGTCAATGTGCTTCGCCAAAATATCGCCAAACTTGTAAAGATTAAAGGTGAAACTGCTGCAACAAAAGCAGATAAGTTTTTTAAATCTGAAGATCAGCGTGAATCAGAATTAGAAGCAGCAAGAGCAAAAAGCAAAGCAGCAACACCAGAAAAGGGCGGCAAAGAAGCAGCACCAAAAGAAGATAGTGGTGGTATTGGTGGCCTGTTGAGTATGTTGAATCCTGTGAAGTTAATTGGTGGTTTAATTACTGGTATTGTTGCGGGTTTTGGAGCATTGTTTAGTGGCGGCTCAATACTTGCACTGCTGAGTAAGATATTCATACCTGCAATGTTGATTGGTGGTCTAATCAACGGTATCCTTGATGGCATCAAAGTGTGGAAAGAAAGCGGTAGCATTGTAGATACACTTGTTGCTGCACTTGGTGGTTTCTTAAAGTTCATTACATTTGGTTTATTTGGTGAAAAAGAACTTCGTCAAGGAATGGATTCGGCATTAAAAATGATGATGCCTCTGTTACTTGGTGTCACCGAACTTTTTGATAAAGTTGTCACATTTATTAAAAATAATGTTGGAATACCAGCAATACCATTCAGTAAATTGACAGCATATGATTTTTCAATTCCGGGTGTTGGCTCATTTAAAGGTAGTGTGTTACAAGACACTAAACCTTACTATCCATTTAAGAAAGATACTAGTAGTGCTGCACCCGAAACTTATACATCATCAGCAACAACTTCACTCAAGGGAATGCAAACAAAATTTGATTCTGGTGAGGGAGTGTTCTATGATAAAGCAGCAAAAGACAGATTAGAAGATAAACCAAAACAAAAAGAAAAAGAAGAAAAACAAAAAGCATCACAACAATCACTTGCTGAAACAGTAAGCAAGTCGCCAACGCCTGACCCATATAGTCCTGTGAATGCAGAAAAGAGTCAGGATGCCGCCAAAGGATTTTTAAGTTCTAAAGTCGGCATTAACGTCGACCCATCTTCATCAACTGGATACACCGATCAAGCATCAGGTAAACCAGTATCAGAAGAAGAAGTTCGCCGTAAAATTATTGCCGTTGGTGGTGAACCCACTAAAGTTTTACAGATGGCAAAAGGTACAAGTACATCACCAGCACCCGCTGCACCTGCTACTGGCGGTGGTGATGTTGGTGGTGGTGCTTCCGTGTCAACAGGAGGCGCTACAGGTGGTGCAGTGAGTGCAGGTGGTGCAGCACCTTCAACACCTACAGAAACACCAGCAATGTCAGCACCATCAGGTTCTGCAATATCATCCGATTCGGCAACAGTTGCAGAAGGGCAAAGAATGGATGCTGCGGCTGATGCGGGAACAATAGTGAACGCACCAACAACAAGCACAACCTCAGGACAGCAAGCACCATCTTCTGAGAGTGTCGCTGATCCATACAACTCAAGTTTTATGAAAAATTATCTAGCGGTATAACATGTTATCCGAAAAACTTGGGCTAACAATAAGTAAGAAAGTTTTAAATAAAACTTCTACTAAAAGAACTTCACCCACAGTCAAAAAACTTCAAAAAACTTCTTTGAATTTTATGGCAGTCTCTAGAATTGCCAGAGACTTGAACATCATTCGTCAGAACATCATAAAACTTGTGCAAGTTTATGGTGGTAAAGCATCAGAAAAAGAAGACATGCAACCTCTTAAAGATGATGAACGTGAAAGAAAATTCAAGGTTCTTCAAGACGAATTTGTAAAAAAGAATACACAATCCGAAGATGATGAAAAATCTTCTAAGGGTAAGTTATTCAAGAAATTTAAAAAGTTTGCCAAAGATCAAGTAAAAAAACTAAAAGAAAATCTTTTAAAATTATTTGAAAAAATAAAAAAACTTGCCAAACAACTTGTAGGTAAGATCAAAGATTTTGCCAAAAATACCTTGAAATACTTTGAAGAAGCCTTTGAGAAGTATCTGCGACCGATGGTAGACAAACTCAAAGGTAAACTTGAAAAGAAAATGGCTAAGATGGCTGAGAAGTCGGCTGTCAAAGTAGCATTTAGAGGTATTGCAGCCGCAGCCGGTCCGATAGGTTGGATTGCATTAATCATTTTAACTCTGTGGGATGGTTTGACTGATGCATGGGATACATGGCAGTCTACAGGAAGTTTATATGAAACAATCAAAGCAGGTATCGCTGGAGTTGTTGACTCACTCACATTCGGTTTATTTGATAAAGACACAGCCAAAAAAGTAATAGACGGCACTGTAGACTTTATAAAAAACTTTCCCGAAAGATTATCCAATTTTATTAATGATACATCGGATCACATCTTTACATTTGTGAATAACGCTATTGATAAAATGATGGAGATGAACCCACTGAAAGAAAAACCTCTCAGTGAAAAAGAACTTGGTGCAATTGTAGACCAACAGAAGGCCGCTGAAGAAGCAGCAAGGACAGAAGCAGAAAGACAAAAACAAGTTGCTGAGAATCTAGCCAAAGCACGTGAAATCATTTTAATGAAAACTGAAGAGCGTGATAGATTGCTAGATGAAGTTGCTGTATTAGAAGAACAAGCAAGTGGTAAACCATCAGAGACAACTAAAAAACTTCAAGAAAAAAGAGAAGAATTGCGTACATCCGAAAAAGGTTTGGCTGATGCTATTCAGCGTGAACAACAGGCAAAAAAAGAAGCATATGCACCAAAACCCTCTGCACCAGGCGGTATCCCTCCGTCAGCACCGACAAAAGTTTCAGGCCGTGATGCTCTCGTAAAAATTATTGTTAAAGAACTACAAGATGCAGGTATCACAAATCGTTTTGCAATTATTGCGACATTGGCTAACGTGCAGAAGGAAACAGGCTTTAAAAACTTTGAAGAGAATATTCTAGCATACAAAAATACGCCAAACGATAGAATTCGTCAAGTGTTTACAACTAGAGTCAAAAATTTCTCTGATGCAGAATTACACGAAATAAAAAAAGACCCATATAAATTTGCTGAAGTCATTTATGGCAAAAATAATCCCATTGGTAAAGGCATGGGTAACACCGCTGAAGGTGATGGTTTCAAATATATCGGTCGTGGTTTTATTCAGTTAACCGGTAAAAACAACTATGCTTTATATGGAAAATTAGCTGGTGTAGACTTAATAAACAATCCAACACAGTTACTTGATCCTATTATCGCAGCAAAAGTAACAGCGCAATTTATTCTTAAAGCGGCAGGCAGTAAAGTTAATTCATTCACTTCTCAATCAGAAGCCAATCGTGCAATTACACAAGCAATTGGTGGTAAGGCTCTCAACCTAGACAAAGGTATTGGTGCCGAAATTCTAGCCAAGGTTGACAAATATTCATCAGACTTTAATGGTATTGAATTGTCAGCAACAAGCAAAGAAGTATCACAGGGACAAAGAGAACAACTCAAACCTAAAGATGCTGATGTTGTTAATGTGCCTCAAACAAATAATACAAAGAGTTATGATACAAAAACCGTAGCACCAAGGAAAAGTGACTCTAACGAAGTAATGACGGCAAGAGTAGCATGATAAGAGAGATATTAGGTAAATCCATTTCAAATAAACTGTTTGGGTTATCAAAACAGGACAAAGAAAAAGAAGAGCAAAGAAAGAACACTTTGCTTGGCGTTTCTGCACTCAAAATAATATCTAAAAATATGCTTGTTCTTCCACGCATGGGAAGAGATTTAAATGCATCGGCAAAAGGATTTAGTAAATTTCTTACAAATGAAACTGGTGAAAAACCTGCAAAAGAAAGTTTGTTGAGTAAACTTGCACCATTAAAAGATAGTTTCACACAAGTTAAATTAAAAGACTCAAAAGAAAAAAGACAAAAGAAAGAAAAGAAACGCAAGTCGTTACTTGAAATAATATTCAAGCCATTAATCACCGCTGTTACTCTTTTGTTTACAGTCTTTATTTTCAATAAAGATTTGGTACTTGATGTTTTACAAATGTATGGTGGCGTTGAAGGTATTATTGGTTCAGCACTAGATTCTCTTTATTCATCAATCACTGGATTTTTCTCATCGTTTAATTTTGCAGAAATTGTGACAGATGAGATGTCAACATTTATTGAGTTCATCTCTTTTGGATTCATAACAAAAGATGATGCCACTAAAGTGTTAGAGCGTATTGGCACGTTCATCAAACCAGTAACAGATCGTATAGGTTCATTCATTGGTGGTATCGCAGATTGGGTAAAAGAAAAACTTATGTCTTTTGGTCGTTCACTTGACAAAGGACTTGGTGTAGAAACAAAAGGTGTTAAAGAAGAACGAAGAAAAGCACTCGAAGAAGACCCATACGCAAATGCAGTAGAAACAATCAAGGCACTTGATGAAGATATTTCTTTACTCAAAAGTAGAATCGTTTCACTTAAAGAATATCTTGAAAATAAAAAGCAATATGAAAAAGAAAAGGCGGAAGGTCGTGCAGTAAGAGAAGCACCTACTCCACCTCCAGTAAACTTACCGATAAGGCGTGTTTCAGAGAAATCTATATTTTCTGGTGTACCATTAGCAACAACAATCAAAGGCACTCCTAGTGATGTACCATCCGGTCAAATTGTAACTAAAGCAGATGGACCGTTAGATAGCATAACAAAGAAGGCCGATCCAAATGTAGACACATCCAAATTTAATCCTGAATTTCAACGCCGACTTGAATTGATGGCAACAGCATTCAAACAAGAAACTGGTAAAATGTTGCTTGTTACTTCTGGCTATCGTTCAAATGAAAAGCAAAAAGAACTGTATGATGCAGACTTAGCCAAAAACAATGGCAAACCTAGCGGTAAAGTAGCACAACCAATGGCACCTTTAGGACAAGGCGCTGGTAGTGTTCACATGAAGGGTCTTGGTATTGACATCAACAGTAAAGGTAACGATGGACTAAATGCGCTTGCCGGTACGAGAGATAAACCGACTGGTTGGTTAGAAAAATTCGGACTGATTCGTAACGTCAAAGGTGAGGATTGGCACGTTACTATTGGCGGTGCACCATCTACACCAGATGATGCTGAAGTGCCTGATGCAAAAGGAAATGCAGTTGATGTTGCAACAGGTAAAGTTGTACAAGGTGCCGATGTTGGTAAATCGTCAAGTGAAATTGCTGCTGAACAGCGTCAACAGTCCAAGCCAAAAAATCCTACAGTTATCAATGCTGGTGTAACAAACAACAACACTGTCATTAGAGAAGAAAAGATCCTTAAACCGGCATAAAAAACGCCACCCGAAGGTGGCGTCGCAGTTGATTAAGATAAAGGAGGATTTAATCTTCTGCTAGAGACTTAAAGTAATCAAGTTCTTCATCATCTAAATCAGGTGAAGTCTTTGGCGTGAAATCTTCAGCCTTAGTCTTTGATACTGGTGCAGTACCACTTAGACCCAAAACTTTGTCCAGTTTAGACTTCAGTTCATCATATGACTTGAAGTTTTTAGGATCAAGAAACTCTTTCAGTGAGTATTCTTTTTTCCACAATGCTTCAAGTTTAGCATCATCACCATCAAGCAAAGGTGACGAACTTTCAAATTCAGACTTATCGTAGTTGCGATAGCCTTCAACTTGACGAATCTTCAGTTTGAAGTTTGCACCTTCCCAGAAATCAAACGGATTAATTGGCTTCTCATCCTCAAACTGAGGATTCATTGCCTCTGTAATCTTATCAAAGATTTTTTTACCAAACTTATACAGTCTGACTTGACCTTCGTTTTCTGGATTTTTAGGATCAGAAACAACATAAATGTTTGCAATATAAAACAAACGCCGTTTCTGTTTACGTGCAATTTCTTTGTTTGCTTCAATACCAGAATTCCACAGAACAGAATTGTATTCTGAAACTGGATCTTTCTGATTCAAAGTGGTCAAAGAGTTTTCAATGTACCAGCCGCCTGGACCTTGAAAGCCATGATCAAACAAACGAACCCATGGTAATGCTTCATCACCATCGGCTGATGGTCCTGGCAGAAAACGAATGACTGCCATACCATTACCTGCTTTATCTACTTCTGGCTGCCAAAAACGTTCATCACCTTTAGAACCTTTGGAGCCTTCTGTGGGGGTATTGATTGATTCAACCGCTTTGGTTAGTTTATCAAACGAATTGCGGTTGCGTTTAAGAGAAGAAAAATCTGACATTTATTACCTCGTATAAGTTAGTATGTTAAATTGTATGTGCATCTTGTCCACATGATTCATTATATACTTTTATATATGTGTCGTCAAGTACAGACTGCACAGTTTTTATCGTTTTAGCCGTGTCTTTGTGAAGTATACCAATGCCGCCTGCCATATTAAAATCATCAATAACATCTTGCGTATCATCAATGAGTATAATATCGGATTTGGCATAGTTCGCTTTCAAATGACGACCAGGTACGATATTGGCTGTAAAGTCAATGTGGTGCCTTTTCAACCAAACCTTTTTCTGCCGCTTCACCTCTTCATGATGCATACGGCCACCAGAAGA